CTGTCAACGATTAGCGCGGGAATTCGGATCATTCGCCACATCACTTAGTACCCCGAATCGGATGCAGTTCCGTTGACCCGCAGTGGCACATCCCGGCTTCAATCCCTACGATTTCGCCGCAGTTGATGCACTGCTGGCTCACGACACGGCGCTGACGCTCCGCTTCGATCATTGCCATAAGTTGATGCTGGCGCTCCACGGGAACGTCATACTGCTTCCAGATAGACCGGAGAGCCTGTACCGTGCTGTCGGATAAAACCTCGTCCGGCATCTCTTCCAGTCGCGGCTCTGGTTGGTGCTCCAAAGCGGTGATGGCCTTTTCCATTGCCTCGCGCCACGCTCCGAATGATCCCCGAAACTGGCTATCAAGTGCTTCCCGTAAATGCTGTGCAGCTTCTACGTTTGTCATCACTCCACCTCCAACAGTGTGCCTGGGGGGAGGATGCGAACGATGGAAAGGAGGCGGTTGTTGTTCTCGTTAAAGTAGTCATTAAGGAAGTATCTACTCCCGTCATAGAAGCGCATGACGAGCTTACCGTTGGCTGTTTCCCCGATCTCCCCCGGCTTGAGGTCGCTGGTAGTCAGTGCGGGTTTCGGTTCCTCAGTGGGAGGCAGGACTTCGATCTTGTTGTTGGCAAGATCGAGAACGAGTTTAGAGCCAGCAGGATAGATGGCGTTCAAGGGTGAAGGGGAGAAAAAAATGACGGCCCGTAGATACCCGTTATCAATCTGAATTCCCTGAAAGACCGCGCCGTCGTTGAATACGGCGGCACCGTCTCCCGTAGTCCCGATCTCGCCGCGTTTCAAATCGGTGCATGTCAACTGCTTTTTTGTCTCAGCCTCTTTGTGCAGCTTCATTTTGTTCCTCTCTTTCGTTCTGTGGCAGGAGTGTCCCGACTAAGCAGGGAACAGAAACTTTCGTTTTGCCAGCTAGTAATTCATCGCTTTTTCCGCGAGAGACACGAAGTCGATGGGTTTCTCCGCCGCCCACGCCGTCGCCGTCGCCTCCGCCGCCCACGCCGCCTCCTCCTCCGCCGCCGCCCACCCCGCCGCCGCCGCCCTCGCCGCCCACCACGCCGCCGCCCACCCCGGCGCCGCCGCCGCCACCTCCTCCGCCGCCGCCCACGCCCTCGCCCTCGCCGCCCTCGCCGCCGCGTCCTCCTCCGCCGCCGCCGCCCTCGCCGAACGGTCTTTTCCCGTCAGCCAATCATTTGCCCATGCAACGTAGGATGGTTTGCTGTAAACGTCGAGGGCGCACAAAATGCCAAAGGCAGTTCTCTGCGATGGCGTAACGGATGGAACCGCCATCTCGCGTAGCGTGGTAAGTTCGCGACAACCACATTTTAGCTGTCCCTCGCGTTCAATAATCTCGCCTTCGCACTCATACATACGAGGGCTGTGGATATTTCCATGGGCAGGATTCATCATCACGGCAATCAGCGGATGCTCGTACGCATGGATGTAGGCATCAGAGCACAGCCCTTGGGCGACATCGCCGGTTGCGGTGTGTGTGATGTTCTCGCCCCACTGTGTATTGTTGCGAGTTCTTCCGTTCGCATCGGTCAACTTATAGAGCTTCATTTTGTTCCTCTCTTTCGTTCTGTGGCAGGAGTGTCCCGACTAAGCAGGGAACAGAAACTTTCGTTTTGCCAGCTAGTAATTCATTGCTTTTTCTGCGATAGATACAAAGTCGATGGGCTTCTCCTCCGCCGCCGCCGCCGCCGCCCACCCCGCCGCCGCCGCCGCCTCCTCCGCCGCCGCCGCCTCCTCCGCCGCCGCCGCCGCCGCCGCCCACCCCGGCGCCGCCGCCGCCACCCTCGCCGCCTCCGCCGCCCTCGCCGCCACAGCCGCCGAACGATCTTTTCCTGTGAGCCAATCATTTGCCCACGCAACGAAGGATGGTTCGCTGTACACGTCGAGGACGCACAAAAGAGCGAAAGCAACTTTCTGCGTCGTCGTCACTACTGGCAGTGGAATTTCACGAATTGTGGTGAGCGTTCGGCATCCACATTTAAGTTGTCCGTCTCGTTTAGCAATCTTGCCTTCGCACTCATACATACGAGGGTTGTGGAAATTTCCATGAACAGGATTCATCAAGACAGCAATAAGGGGGTTTTCATAGGCATGGATGTAGGCATCAGAGCACAGCCCTTGGGCGACATCGCCGGTTGCGGTGTGTGTGATGTTCTCGCCCCACTGTGTATTGTTGCGAGTTCTTCCGTTCGCATCGGTCAATTTATAGAGTTTCATCTTTTTCCCCGCTTTCGTTCTGCCAGTCGCGTGGCAGTGGTTTGAACTCTTCATCACTTAGCGGTAAAAAGAATCCGTGACATTCGAAGCAGAAGACTGCTCCGTCGCGCACGTTCCCTGTACGGGTTGAGTGATGATGCAGTTTGGCTACGGGGAGGGTGCAGGTCATTTGAGCATCCCTTTCCACGCGGAATCCGCGATGTACAACCACGCCATGCCAACGATTGCGAGCAACAACCACGGTTGAATTGCTTGCCAGCGCATCTTGGCGAGTCCCCGGCGCTGACGCTGCACGTCTGCGGGTTGTGTGTTGTCGGCCCAGAGGATCACTGTCCACCTTCCTTCTGCTCGAACGTGAGATTGACTGCCCGTCTCACAATGTCTGCGCTGTTTTGTAGGCTGGTATTGCGAGCAGCATCAGCAGCATCAGCGGCATCAGCAGCATAAGCAGCAGCATCAGCAGCATCAGCGGCATCAGCAGCAACATCAGCGGCATCAGCAGCAGCGGCGGCAGCATCAGCAGCAGCAGCATGAGCAGCGGCAGCAGCAGCATCAGCAGCATAAGCAGCGGCAGCAGCGGCAGCAACATCGGCAGCAGCGGCAACATCAGCAGCAGCGGCAGCAGCAGCAGCAACATCGGCAGCAGCGCGAACCTCGCTGATAGTCGCTTCTCCGCGTGTCCATTTGCGCGTTGTTTTTTGGCAGTGGTCGAACGCCGCCAGCACCACGTCATCCTTAATGTACGGCCTCGCTAGGTCGGCGCATTCGCAACAGGCGGAAATCACCTGCGGCAATTCCGGCCAACCCTTTGTACCTACCATCTTGCGCAGCAACCACAGGAGCCGATCACCGCGTTCACAGGTCGTCCAGATAGTGCGCAGGTCTTTTCCGTCGGCCCACTCACGGGCTTCGGGGCAAGCATGTAAAGTTCTGAGTAGCACAGCAACTTCGGCAGCAGTTAGATTCTTCACCGTCCACCTTCCTTCCTGGCTGCGAGGGCCAGCGCGTTGTCAACTTGCACTTCAAGCGCGTCAAGTACGTCTTCTAGGCAGAATCTAGCGGGATGCGTGATGGACTCATTGGCTTTTGTCAGCGCCTCTACCAGAGTGGCGTAGGTGTTGTACCTATGCTCTAGCTCGGCGGCGAACACGACTCTTTCGTTGTTCGTGAGCGCAACAAGGTTGCCCGTGCCGTACTCGTGGACGATGTAGAGTTCCGCCGCGTCGTAGCCGGACACGAGTACGGAAATCTTCATCTCTGGTGCTTCGTGATCTTTTCCCTCAGGGCATATCGTGTCTGGCATGTCACTCTCCCTCCGCTTCCCGGATCAACTCACGCCACTTATCAACCATCTCCCGTGTGTACGTCGCGCCACCAAGTTCCTTCTCACAGTAATTACACAGCATCGTCACGTTTCGCTCAGCTTCCTTGAGTGCTTCCAGCATCTCCGGGCACTTTGCGATTAGGCGAGCGTTGGCCGTGTCTTCTTCTTCGCCCACGTAGTCATCACCGCTCGTTGTGGCAATCAATAAGTCTTGGTGGTTGCGTTCGTTGTAAATGGCCGAATCGCCGTCCGCATCGCGGAGAGCTATCCACGGCCCTTTCGTGTACTTTGGCTCACTCATGGTTGTTCCCTTCTGCGCTCTCGCGCTCGGAGTCCAAGATTGGACGGGTTCATCTGCAATGGAGTTGATTACTCCACAGGCATTCCTGCCCGTAGGGGCTATCTACTTCTCGGTGTAATGCCTTACGGCGTCAATGAAGGCGTCTTTCAGTTCCATTGTTGCCACTTCCAGCGCCACGTCCGCGTCTCCTAGCCGCAGATCGTACTGGTAGTGATAAGCCCTCACCGAACGGGCGACTCGGTAGTTCTCGAATTTGTGAAGAAACACTTCAAAAAAATCTTCCATGGCTGATTCCTTTCCTGCCCGTAGGGGCTAGTTGCCGCCTTCGATCAAATTGGCGATACAGATTCCTCGCTTGCGATCTTCTGGTGATATTTCGCAATCATCGAGGTCTCCGCGCACGTTGCTGAGGTCTCCGCTCACGCCGGTGAGGTCTCCGTACACGCCGCTGAGGTTTCCGCGCACGCCGGAGACTAAATGACGGCTTTAGCCCAGCGTTTGGATTCGCCGCCGACCCACATTGCAACAGGTTGATCGTCGTGGTAGATGATCACTTTGGCCATCGGATGGGGCTCTAGCCCTGTCCGTATATCGTGCGCCTCGACATTGGCTGCCGCCAGGTTTGTGGTTTTGCGCTCGTAAGATTTACTTCCGTCGTCGCCTGTGATGAGGTATCTCATTGACGATGCTCCTGCTCGTACTGTGTGACTGTGCCTGTATCCTCGGCGGCAGCATACTCGCCATCGAGCCTTACAGCCTCCGCCCTGTCCGCCGGGTAATACCGCTCGGCCAAGTCAAGGACGTCGTGCTGATCCCAATTGAGAGGATTGTTGCAATCGGCATCGTTTGCGGCGCGGTACTCGTCTGGATGCTCCTGCGCCAATCTCGCGATCACAACAGACAGCGCTGATTTCCGTATTTTTGTCATCGTCTATCTCCTGCGGCTGGTAGCCGCTCTCCGTAACAATATAATCTGATGCGCACGGTAGAGATCGCTACCAGATGACGGGATACACGCGGCGGATGGCATCGCGGGAGACCTTGCGACCCTTAACTGCTCCCTCCATGGCGATGACCATGGCGCACGACTGCCGCTGATGATTGCCTGGGATGCTTACGCGATACTTATTCGCCGCTCGTATCGCAGCCTCCTTGCTGGCATGAGCGCTATAGACGCGCGTCCAGTCGCGGAAGAATCCATCACGCTCGATCACTGCATACTTGCTGTTTTTCATTTTGTCTCTCCTTCTGTCTCTCAATAACAATGCAACTGTATGCCTACTGTATTGTTGTGTCAATACACAAAATGTAGTGGTTTGACGAGCTGAGGACACACTAGATATTGTGTTTTAGCGAGAAATCCCCAGACTTATGCACGAGTGTGAAAATTTCCCTTGACGCCCAGAATCAATAGGTTGTAGTCTCGCGAAGAACGGCACTACATCTTGTGCCACGCTCCCGGCGCGTAAAAGTCCGGTGCTCAGAGAATGAAGAATATCCGCGTCTACTCATCCCGAGCCGATACAAGCGTAGATTCCCCCCAGTTCCACACATCAAAATCAGATGCGGAAGCAAGAATTCGGAACGGCTCATGCTTTAGAATCAACGCTACGGCGATAATGTTCTACGTGGAACATTCGGACCACAGCCACGAACACATGATTGCCTCTGGGCGCTTTGACACAGCCTGGAAAGTGCGACAATCTGGCCCGAACGGTCCACTAGTCTATCAACTGCAAACATAATGCCCGATACTCCCAAGCGCGGAAGACCGTCTCAGTACACTGACGAGCTAGCCAATGACATTTGCTCTCAGATTGCAACAACACACAAAGGTCTTAAAACCCTCTGCGACGAAAACTCTTCTTGGCCTGAGCCGCGCACGATTTATCGCTGGTTGCTAGAGAATGACAATTTTTGTCACAATTACGCGCGCGCAAAAGAAGATCAGACGCGAGTTCTGGAAGATGAAATCTTGCAAATTGCTGATAATACTCAAATTGGAGAGATTGTCACGCTGAAGGGCGACGGGAAAGACGAGATTCGCCGCGCAGATATGATCGATCACCGGAAGCTCCAAATTGAGGCGCGCAAGTGGTTAATGGGCAAACTTAAGCCTGCAAAGTACGGCGACAAGTTTAAAGCGGAAGTGACGGGCGAAGGTGGTGGGCCGCTGGCAATTGAGTTCCGCTCAATAGTAGACGAGGACAAATAACATGCCTGTTTTCAATGGTTCACAGGGAATTCCGTACACTGATTTGAGACCTGGCGATAGTCTTGCGCTGTTCGATGGCGAGACTCGCGCTGGTGGGGATGTATCCACGGTGATAGCGCGGGGTGAGTCGCCGTCTGGGTCGGATCAAGGGATTACGTTTCAAGTACACTTTGCAAGCTCGCCTACGGCCTCTCTGACGATCAAGGGTAGCAACGTAACTCCCACGTCGGCAGGGCCGCAAAATGGCGTTACACTCAAAACCGTGACGACTCAGGACGATAGTTACACGGATACGGCGCGATGGGCGTTCTACTGGGCGTCCTTAGACTCGTATTCGGCGGGTGATGCACTTACCGTAATCGCACAACGTTAAGTAAAATGTCTCGTTCGCCTAACTTTTTTGGAAATGTCCCGAGCCGAGGCTGAAGATTATTAACCTAAATGGCACAATTGGTTCTACCTCCAATCTATTTGCAGCCGAAACAGATAGATATGGGGCGGCTCCTGAACGCGAAGGGACCAACGGCAGCTACATGGCTAGGGTATGGCGGAGCGCGTGGTGGAGGAAAGTCAGCCGCTATCCGTCGCTTGATGTTGGAGCGCCGATTGAGGTATCCCGGCACATGGGGAATGATCTTCCGGCGAGTATTCGATGATGTCAAAAAAAACCACATTGACAAGTATCTCCAAGAGTTCCCGGCACTTACCGACTTCTACCGCGTGGGAGACCACGAAATCATCTTGCCCAACAAGTCCAAGATCATCTTTGGATATGCCGAGAACGCGCAAGAGGTTGATCGTAAGTTTTGGGGGCCTGAATACTTCGACATTTTTGTTGATCAAGCGGAACAGTTGTCAGGGCAAGAGTTGTCGATTATCAAGACGGCTAACCGCTGGCCCGGTGCAGGAGTTGGCGAGTGCAAGCTGGCTCTGTTCTTCAACCCCGGCGGAATTGGCACAGAGTTTCTTCGTCGCGTCTTCTGGCTCAAGCATTATGTCGGCAAAGAGCGCCCCGAAGACTACGCGTTTCTGCAAGCGTATGGGTGGGATAATTACGAGTGGTTCCGAGGTTCGGTGGAACTTAGCGCCAAGCAGTTCTATGCAATGGACTCCGCCGAACGCTTCGAGGTGTTTATCTCGGCAACTTCAGAGGGTCGCAAGTTGGACGCGCTGCCCCCAGCGTTACGTGCCGGTCACTTGCTTGGATCGTTTGAGTCATTCGCTGGACAGTATTTCTCGGGTGTGTGGGATGAATCACGGCAGATTCTTACTCAGCAACAGTTTGACCGCCTTGTACAGCCGTGGTGGACACGTTGGACGGCAATGGACTGGGGATTCGCTCACTTTTCCTGCTGTCTATGGTTTACGAGTGGAATTGTGACGCCAGAAAAGTTCAAAGAAGTCTTCGATGTGGACATTCCGGCTCCAGTCACGGTTGCGATTGCATATAGAGAGTTGCTCGGCCAAGAAATTGACGAAGCGGACTTCGGTAAGATGATCGTGGCGCAAACTCCAGAAGCTGAAAAGAAACAACTGCGTCGTATGTTCCTTGATCCGTCAACCCATCAAAGCCGCAGGCACTTTGACCGTACCGTTCATGACACGATTGCAGAGCAGATGGCCATTGGACAGATGCCCCGCCCGGAAGATGCAGACAATGAGCGTGTACCGGGATGGCGTTTCATGTACGGATGTTTGAAAGCATCACATGATGTATTTGATGGTAAACCGTTGAATGGAAAGCCTTTATTGTTCGTAGGACCGGGATGCGCAGAGGTTTCTCAGGCAGTTCCTTTGGCAGTTCGTGACGACCAACATCCGGGAAAAATTGAAGATGTGTTGAAGACCACGACTAAAGCTGACGACGTTCTCGATACGATTCGTTATGGGGTTAAGAGTGGGTTGAACGCATTAGATGTTGCGCCTCCAGAAGTCAGGGCGCAGGAGATATGGGATCGCCCGGTTGATCTACAATCCCGGGAAATGGCGATTGTGAAGTTCGAGTACGAGTTGAAGCACAAAAAGGGGAGGCAACACAGATGGAGACGACAGTAATTGTTATGGCGATAGCCGTTACCACGATCTATTTGGGTAATCGACTCAGTAAACTCGAAGGCCGGATCAAGTCTTTCATCTATGACGGTTACAACGACATCACTGGCACACTTACCAATGCGATCAAGGACATCCAGCTACCTCAAGGACATACCGCAAAGCCAGAGGATATTACGTTTGAGGGGCGCAAGCCACTGAAGGCAAAGAGCATGGCTCAGATTCGACGCGCTACACAGCGAGCCAATCAGGAAATCGAAGCAAAAGAACTTAACCGTGAGTTGAATACGAATTCGGAGTAATTACATGGCAAGAGACAGTGCAGGTAACTTCGTTTTGAATACGTTACGGCCCGGCAAGGACGGCAAGTTGCCGACTGTCGATAAGCCGAAAAGTCGCGAAGATGCGATGAAGCGCAACCAACCAGCGGAAGATAACTCGGGTGGTCAGAGCATGACCCTACACGACAACGGGGATGGTAGCTATCGCTCTGAAGCCTCGGACGGCACCAGCACGGACCATCCTACGCTTGGTCACATGTTGATGCATGTCGCCAACCACCATGCACCGGACTCAAAACACATGCATATCGAGCATGATGGTATGGCTCCAAAGTCCCACCAGGTGGGCGAAGGTGGAGAGCCAGAAGGTCCGCACGATCATGCCAACATGGAAGCTCTCAAGCAGCACATGGATCAGTTTTTGAGCGAAGAAGAGAATGAACCGGGCTACGACGATGAATCTGAAGAAAAGACGCCATCCCAGATGGGATTCGGCGGCTAGGAGAAGAACGTGAAAAAGACTACTCTCTTGGTGGCTGTAATCCTTGCGGCCATCTTCGCAACCGCACAAGTTCCGTCCAAGTTTGGGCCGAACTACAATTCTCAGAACTTCAACTTCGGTAATGGTCCGGCACCGGCGCTTCAGGTTCTTTCCGCAAGCGGCACGTCGGGAAGCTATACGATAACGCTGGCTTACGGAAATACTCACACTGTAGATGGTCTTACCTTCACACCAGTGGCGACGACCGTTCCAATTACGATTGGCGCGGGAGCGTCGCAGGAGACGGTAACACCTTCTGCGGTGTCGTGTTCTACACCAGCTTCCTATGGAACTTGTACCCTGACAGCGACGTTTACTTACGCTCACGCCAACGGAGATCAAGTTCGGAGTGGTGATAGCGGATTACAAGAAGCCATAAACTACACGGCGGCAAATGGCGGCGGGAAGGTTTTCTTCCTGAATAATGTCACGCTGCTAGCACCTACGAGTGGAACGACACGAGATTCCACCGCGAACCTTCTTCCGGCAAATTCCATCATTCAGTATGTTGGCGGAGTTGTGACGACGGCTATCAGCGGTGGGACTTGCGCGTCATGGGCTGTGGGTGATGGTACGACCGGAGCGAGGTTTGTAGCAGTCGATACTACACTCACAAAAGGTGAGACACAGGCGAACACCGGCACTGCTTGGACGACTGGCATCGCCTCGGCTACGACCGGCACGTATCAGGCAAGTGCAGCCAAAGTTCGTCTGACTTGCGGAACCGGAGCGGCGACGGCGGGAGCGGTACATATCTGGATTGGCGGTTACGTCTCAGCGGCTCCGACGATCTAATGCCAGCACTATCGAAAAAACAGCAGGAGGTCATGGCAATTGCCGAGCATGAGCCGGGAAAGCTCTATGCAAAGAACCGTGGCCTCCTGAAAATGAGTCATCAGCA